ACACTCGTGACGGAAATTTGAGGAACGCCAAAAACAATTTTTTTATACAGGGTATATTTTTACAGCCCCTTTAGGTGTAACCGCGCAGAAAAACAGCCGATTAACGGCGCAGCAGCGCCAAAAAGGAAGTTACACCTACAAACCAGAAAGGACAGCAGCCATGAAAAAACAGAACTACCAACTCCGAATCGTAATTACCCAGGGCAAAGAGGTTCTGGCCGAGGTAAAGATGCGGCGAGATACCCTCGAAGACCTGCCCAACGTACCGAGCCTCCCCGGCACGATCGGCGACCTTTGCCGCCTGCAGGCAGCCAGCGCCGAGACCGATGAACCGACGGCCAACGAAGGTGACGCAGAACTGGAACTGGAACCGGAACCCGCACCGACACCGCACCTGCCGCCGAGAGTTAAGATCGTACCCCTGGCAGCACCAGCGCCAGCACCGGCGGCGCAACCGGAACCCGAAACGCTGCCAACAAAAACAGCGGCAGATCCGACGCCGCCCTCCCCGCACACAGAGAAACACCTGACCCCCGCCAGCGCCCCGCGCGGCAAAGGGCTGCCGCCTAAAAAAACGCTCTACCACTTCACCTGCAAAGACTGCGGCGGCACTTTTACCGTATTCGGACAGTACCGGGACGGCGACACCGTAAAATGCTCAAGCTGCGGCAGCACAAACGAATTCAAAGACAGCTTTGCCAGCTTCGACGCTTACTGCGACAAGTGCGGCGGCCATGTATACGGCCGTACCAACAGCGAGGGCACCGAAATGGTCTGGACTTGCCGCTGCCGCAACGACCTCATCCTGACCTGGAACAAGAAGCTGAGAAAGTACACCAACGGAGGCAAGTGAGATGGCCACCAAGAAAATCACGCTCCCTGACCCCTACGCACACAAGACCCTGCGCAGCTACTGCACCGCCCTGGTGCGCTGCGGGGCAGCCGAAAGCCTGACCGACGCCAGGAAAAAGGCGCGAACCACGATACCCAGCGAAAAGAGCATTCAAGCCGAAATCCTGCGCTACTTGAACGAAGCCGGCTTTTTTTGGAAAGATGCCGCCGGGCCATACCAGCAGCGCGGAATCCCGGACATCGTAGGAGTGCTGCACGGACGCTTCTGCGCGTTCGAGGTAAAACGCCCGCTACTGGGCGAGGCAA